ATTAAGTTGATATCTCTAAAAAAGATAGAGATCTTTTTGTTTATAATGCATCAGTAACAAAAGGTATGCTTCCTCTCATTGATAGAATTTGGCCGAGAATTAAACAATATATTCCTCAGGCTAAGTTGAAGATTGTTGGTGGTTACTATAAATTTAGAGATGATTCACCTTTGGATGCTCAGGGTGAAACTCTTATGAAGCTTGTTAAAGAACAAAAATATAAAGATTTAGATATTGAGTTTACAGGTATTATTACTCAGAAAGAAATTGCAGAACTGCTTGCAAAAGCAAACATGTTTCTATTTCCAGGAGCATTCCCAGAAACATTTGGTATCTCTACTCTTGAATCACTAACATATAATACACCATTGGTTGCAACACGATTTGGTGCTTTAGAAGAAACTGCAGTAGATCTTGCATCATACTTTATTGATTATGCAATTGAACCAAATAGCCTCTTTACAGAAATTAATATTGATCATCAGGTAGAAAAATTTGTAGAGAAAGTTATTAGAGCATACAAAGATCCTTACCTACATCAACAAAAACAATACTACTGCAATATTATTAAAGATATTCATACATGGGATACAGTTGCATTGCAATGGAAGCAGTTATTCTTAAAGATGTTTGGGCAGTATATGCCTGTAGAAGAATACCGTAAAGTATCTTATATTAATAGTAAGGTACATAAAGTATATGGTAGACGGTTTAGCAATCAAGTAGAATGGTCTGGATATAAGAGATCTGAAGAACAATCTATTGCAGTCATTACACCTTTTTACAATGCAAAAGACTATATCGTTCGTTGTATTGAATCTGTAGCATCACAAGACTATGAAAGTTGGTCATTATATCTAATAGATGATTGTAGTACAGATGATACTAAAAAAGTAATTGATGATTATGTTAATACTCTACCTATTCACATTAGATCCAAGATAATCAGGTTGCAGAATAAAACAAATATGGGTGCACCTTGTAATCAAATTAATACTATTAGAAAATTCGTAGAAGGTGACGATACTATTGTAATGCTACTAGACGGTGATGATGCATTAGCAAATAATCCTAATATCTTTAATTATTACAATAATCTATTTGCAGATAACAAAACAGATTATGCTTATGGTTCTTGCTGGTCAGAAGCAGATGATATACCTCTTATTGCTCAACCTTACCCTAAGTCTGTGAGAGAAGCAAAGACTTATCGTAATCATAAATTTAACTGGGGTATGCCATATCCACATCTAAGAGTATGGAAGCGTAAACTTCTTAATAATGTGCTAGATAACGCATTTAAAGATGAGAGTGGCAATTGGTATAAAGCAGGTGGAGATAATGCAACATTTTATAATATCTTAGAACAAGCAGATCCTAATAAAGTAGTTGCAGTTCAAGAAATATTTTATGTTTATAATGATAAAAACCCGCTTAATGATTATAAAGTAAATGGTGAGCTACAAAATAAAAATGCTTCTGTGATTGCAGGTAATAAGATCGTCAAAGAAGATAAGCCAGTAGTACAAATTAAACAAAGTGTAGAAAGTAATATTATGAAAAAGAGAATCTTGATTGCTATTCCTACAGCAAAAAATATTGAACCATCAACATTTAAATCAATCTATGATCTAGAAGTCCCAGAGGGTTATGAAACAGTATTTCAATATTTTTATGGTTATAATGTAGATCAAGTACGTAATTTAATTGCAGACTGGGTTACTAAAACACCGTTTGATTATCTCTTCTCAGTAGATTATGATATCTCTTTTGCACCAGATACTCTTAAGAAACTTCTTTCTCATGATAAAGATGTAGTAACTGGAATTTATAGACAAAGAATACCTGACAGACAGACATTAGAGGTATTTGAAAGCAATGATAGAGGTGGTTACACACATATACCTTGGGATAAAATTAAAGGTAAGGGTTTAGTAGAGATTGGCGCATGTGGGTTCGGTTGTGTTTTGGTTAAGAGAGAAGTGTTTGCTGCAATTGGTTATCCACAATTTGTATATAAGTCAGCAATTAACCATAACGATACTTTCTCAGAAGATCTTTACTTTGCTAAAATGGCTTCTCAAAAAGGATTTAAGATGTATGCAGATACTTCTATTATCTGCGATCATACTGGATCGTATGTGTTTAGAGTTCAGTAATTAGTAACTGAAGGAGCTACTCTAGGAGTGGAAGGGGTTGTGCCTAGAAGATCGGTCTCTTCGTTTTTAAGAACAGAGAGAGGTTCTATTATATAACCGGTAGTTTTTACAATAATGGTAGATTCTACAGGTGCTGATCTGGCTATAGTAATAAGTGAATCACCAGATTTTTTTATTACTATAGTACCGTCACGCATTAGCGTGTAACTCCAGGATTTACAGTTATAACACCTTCTATAATTCTTGATACAACACTATTAGAAGACAATTCAAGATCATAAACATATCTTGTTGATGTCAAGTTAGCAGTAATTACAGAATTCATAGTTAATGAAATAAGACCAGAAGCACCAGTAATAGCAACATTCATAGTGTTATATGTTGTTGAAGTGTATGTTTTTCTTATTTGGCAATTGCCAGTATAACCAGAAATGTCTACTGACGTTCCATTAGCATCTACTAGATAAACATTATATAAAAAATTTGCACCTTGATCGACAGTGAGATTAGTTTTAATTGCCATTTTTTAACTTGTCGACTTCTGCTTTGAGCTCTTTAATTGCTTCTACTAATAGAGGTATTAATTTTTCATATTGAATAGTTAGATAGTTCTCATCAACAGGGGCTGGTACTACAACATAAGGTAGTACTTCTTGTACTTGTTGTGCTGATAGACCTACTTGTATTTTATTATCATCGTAACCAAGTTCTTTTGCTTTATCATTTGCCTTATAATAAAACCCTGTTAACTTCTCTACTTTATCAAGAGCTTCTGTTATATCACCTAATCTAGTCTTTAATCTATCATCAGAGTAAAAAGCAGTAATATCGCCGGTTGCTCTAATCTGACCTGTAGTACCGGAAGCAGCTGTACCAACACCTATTGACTTAACTTGAAAGTCAATAGTATTATTACCTGTTAACTTTTGAAGAGTAAGTTTACCAGCACCATCAGTACCAATATAGTCTTGATTTGTACCATCTACTGTTGGTAAAATAAATGTTGCAGAACCAGCAGCATTATTTGCTCTTAAAGTAGTAGAACCGCTTGTTACACCATTGAATTTAATATAGTCAGTAGTATCTATACCAGCATATGCTACTACGTCACCAGTAAAGTAAGATATGTTAGCAGATGTAAAACCTCTAGTGAAGTAATTATTAGAACCTGTAAAATTTACATTTGCAGTAAATACAACGTTGCCAAAGAATTCAGATTGACCATTTACAGTAACACCATATTGAAAGAAATTATTTTGTCCTAAGAATGTAGTGTTACCGGTAAACACTGAATTTGTACTTGCATTAGCAAGAGTAATAACATCTGCAAAAATATTTTTTACATAAAGAGAAGTAGATGTAAGTTTTGAATTTTGTACTAGACTGCCTGTTGGGTTATCATAAACTTCCAACATACCTCTTGTAATATAAACGTTTGCCTGCACGTCACCAACAACATGGGTGTTAGATGTCCATGCATTAAGAGCATTTGCTTGATCTGCTCTTACTGTTGTTCTTGTAAAATAACTATTACCTACAGTTACTGAATCAGAGAATACCGCAACATTAGAAGTAATATTAGCACCTCTGATAGTAGTATTACCCATTGACATAGACGTCTTAGTATAAGTAGTAACACCATCTATTGTCATACCTGCAGATGTTAAAACTGTATTAGCAGTTGAAGATGTTCTTATTACTACAGAAGTAGCATTAATGTAAGAATTAGAAGATGCAGTACCAAGTAATACAGAACCAGTGTTACTAGTAACTAAATTATTAGCTGTAAAATTACCTGTAATTGTTGCACTACCTACTGCAGTATTTGAACCTACAGTGACTGCTACATTAGACATAGCCTCAGCAAGCTGATTAGTTTTGGTGAGCCATTGACCAAAAGAATCAGCTGAAACATCTACATTAGCTACAAAAACAGTCATTTACTTTCTTTCTAAAATCTCTTTTAGCATTAACTTGATATCACTTATATCTGATTTCAAGTTATCTACATCTTGTTTAATAGTATTTATTTCGTTTAGCTTCTTTTGGTTTTCAAGTCTAGCCATTCTAGCATTAATATAAGCGTCTTTACCGCTAGTATCTATGTTTATAATAGCACCTGGGTTATCTTTTTGACCAATAAATTTATCTACTTCTTTTAGTTCAACTCTATTCATATTACATCTGTAGTGCTATTGCTCTGACGTCACGCATAGTAGGAATGTTTACTGGGTTGCTTGATGTAAGAACAATTTTGATTGCAAATTTATTATAACGAAGGTGTTGACTTCCAGCTACATTAGTATAAGTTAATACACCTGTAGGATCAGTTCCTGTGGTTGCAGAATTAGCAAATGCAGAAGTAGAGTAAGCATTAGTGGAAGGTAATACGTAAATATATTCTCTGTAATCTTTTTCTGATTCGTTTTTAGCAGGTGAACTATACGCTGCACCTGAACTAATACCTCTGATAGTATCAAAACTCAATTTAGTCCAAGTTTTTGAATCGAAAGATTCTGCATCTGTTGCTTCATTTAAGAACTTACCGTATACGGATATATCAGTTCCTACCGGACGATAACCAGTTACATAAACTCTTAGATCTTCAGAAGGTTCTGCAAGTTGAACAATCTTTGAAATGTATTTTGCTTGTGCATTACCATATCTAGTATATTCGTTTGTCTCATCATTATTAATCTTGTTTTGGATGTAATTGAACGTTCTAGTACCAAGATCAATAACTGGTGAGAGGTAAGGATTGTTAGTAACCAGATTAAGAGTAAATGTAGCAGAACCGTTAGCCCCATAAGATGCAGCAGCTACTTCATTAGAATAACTTCTAATTACTCTTTCATAATCTGTATAATCAATCAGTCTTTCATTTACTGTAGGTACTGCAGTTGAATCATAAGCATATGAATATGTGCTGTTAGCTGTACCTAGATAGGTTTGAGTTATTTCTGTGCCTGCAGGTTCAAAATAACTAAACTTAGGAACAAATCCATGGTAAATAGGATCATCAATTGTTACTATCTCAGCATTAGCTATTAAGTAACTGTTAGTAATGTAAGATGTGTTACTTGAATCTGGAGTTCTAAAGAATCTTATATTTTTATATGTTGTATTGCTAAAGAGTCCGTTTGAATCTTCTAGAAAAAATACACCAGTTACTTCATCAACCTTTTTAACTCTTGCAAACGGGTATATAGAATTGTTTGATGATAAAAACTGTGAAAGGTTAGATGCATTAGCTGCATAAACTAGGTCACCTGTCTGAATAGGTACACCTGAGTTTATTCTGTATATGTTAGTAAGAGATAGGTATTCTTCTCTTGCATTTCTAAAGACAGCTGTACCTGTTAATGGAGAAAATTTAGCTCTATAAAGATTAAATTTCATATCTTGTGACTGATAAGGAGTCCAAGATGAACCATCAGATGAAGCATAAATTATACCTGCGTAAGGTTGACGGGTAACAGCATAACCTGTTAATACATCAGTACCACCAACATCAGAAATCCAAACTTCATAATCTGGATTATCCATTTCAGGAATTATATAGAAAAAGTATGGTCTATCTGATTGTAAAAGAATAGGATATTCAAAAGTAAATACAGTTTCAGATGATGAGTCGTTACTAGTAGTAATCTGTGAAGATAGAAGACGTGCTCTACCATGTATTCTACTTACATCAGGAACACCTGCTACTGTTTCACAAACAACACAGGTTGCACCTAGCGTAGGGTGTTTTTTCTTAAAATATACACCAATTTGTGTTAAGTAAATACCACCAATACCTTCACTCGATACACCTGGAACTAAAAATGTTTGTCCTACAGGATCAGGTGGTCTATCACCTGGTCTGGCTCTATCATTCTCAGGTTGCGGTTGAAATCTAGTATTTGATGTAGACCAAGATGTAGTAGTTGTATTAGATACTGTAGTAGGAGTAAATGTTGGCTCTATAACATTAAATGATAAATTTTGTTTAGTAACTGAGAGAGAATTACCTGTATAAATTGCTTCCGCTTTAGCGTAAACAGCATTTACTGCTTCATAACTATCTGCATTAAGTAATGTAAAGATTCTATCACCTGATCTAAATGTATTAGCAGGTATAGTAAATAATACTGCTATTCTACCGTAACTATCTGTTACTAATTCTGAATTAAGCGCACCATTCTGTTCAAGAATAGATGCTTCATTACCAGCGGAAATACCAGTGCACTTAGATGGATCTAATTGACCATCAGTAGCATAAACTGCCTTGACTGTAGCAGGTGCACAATGTACACTCACACTAACTTTATCAAAATAAGGATACATTCTGGTATTAGGTTTAAGACCTGTTGCATAAATTGCAACTGTTCTAGATCTTAAATACGGTAAAAATGAAACGTCTTTAACAAATTCACCTAAATCTTGTTTAGTGCTATTACTACCTACTTTAATATCAGTAATAGTAGTTGTAGTTTTTTGAGTAAATGTTGTTGTAGTTGTAATATTAGTACCACCACCAGTACGGTTAGATGATG